ACTGCAACTCGTATTGTTTCGATTGCCATGTTCGGATAGACTTCTTCGCCTATCTTCATTAATAGTGGCACTCGTCTGACAACACCATCAATCTCAGGTGCAGTATTGATGACACCCACACCAGATGTACACTCTGCAAGTTTAGGTAATGGGCCCACCATGCCAGGCCACTCAAACAGGTATGGTAGTGGGTCACCTATCTTTGCAACACCTCGTGGTACTGCATTACTCGTTGTCTTTTGTGTTGTGCCTGTTTGTGCAATGACTGTGCCGTATGTGAGTGTTTCACAGAACGCATCATCGCCGCCCATTCTATCTTCTTCACTAAACAGAAGTGGCATCACAATGATACCTGTTTGTGCGTTTCTGAGATTGAGTATGAGGTCGGCAAGTACATCTCGTTTCCACGGCCATTGACCGTACTTTTCGATTGCCTGTTCATCTATGGTAACTATTGATACTGATTCAGAAGGAGTCTTTACTTCGTTCTGTAGTACATAGTCAAATGATTTGAGTCGTAGTATCTCTTTCGCCCACGGGTCTTGAAGTCCTATATAAGTTAAAACTAGGAGTGTTACAAATGCTATAGTCCAATGTGATAATATTTTCTTCATGCGTATTTTGAGTATCTCTCTGGTAGTGCTATTCTTCCTCGTCCGTCAAATGCATTTAATAGTGGGTTATTCTCTCTCTGATAATGTAGCATTGCCTGAACACACTCTGATTCTTCTTTAAAGGGTTCTCGCCAATGTTCTACTTCTTTGCCTTCATATATGACCATATCACCAATATTTAAATCTATCTTTTCATTCTCAATAAAGAAATCCCATTTGGTTCCACCAAGGAACATTGAACATGATATTTCACATTCTTCTCTATCTTTGTGTGGTTTTAAAAAACTGTCTTGGGAATATATTCTTGCATATGAATATGTCGGCCAAACTTTTTCTTCTACTACTGCTTCTACTTTGCGTTTTACTTTAAGTAATAGTGTATCTATTGCTACATCGCCATACATGTAGAACATTTCATTACCACCTGAAACTTGTGATTCCTCAACTGGTATGCCAATAGTTCCAATCAAGTCAGAGTTATCTTTATAACCATCTTCTGTAAGTTTTTTGGTAACTTCTCTCTTTATAGTCAAATAATTCAACAAAAAGTTTGCCATATCCCAACTGACTGCTTGCTTAACTATCTCAAATTTATTTTCTTTAAAACTCATAATATTATTCCATGTTTATATGCTACTATTTAGTATTGGCGTCAGCAGCTAGTTTGTGTGCGAATTCTAGTGCTGTCATGCCACCAGAATAAATCACTTCTCTAGGTAGTTCTTTCATCTTTAGTTCTATATCTTTAATCAACTGTTCAAACTTTGACTTCTCTGCACAAGGCGTTCTCAGTTGATTGTTTATGTTAGTGTAGTTCGTAAGAAGAAGTTCTAGTGTTTTTCTATTCATATTATTCCTGTGTAACCGTAACAGAACATCCTGAAGATGTTTGACAATTGTTCGTTAGTGTGTATGTTTGATTTGAATTACTGTTCTGTGTGAGTGATAAGTCTGTTGTGTATGAACCTGTTAAATCTATTGTTGCTGTATGAGCACCATCTCCTTTTTGTACTACTGATTGTTCTCCATTATCAGTTCGTACTATAAGTTGCATGTACTTATCACCATTGCCTTTTTGTTTGAAGAATATATCATTATTATCACCGCCATAAGTATAAATTCTTGCCTCGTGGTCTGCATTGCCTGTTCCAGTTTCTTGTGAACCTTTTAAATCTGTATTGCCTGAATGTAAGTCTATGTTGACTGTGTGGCCACCATATTCTGCTGTTGCACTTGCCTCGCAAGTTGTATCACTGGTGTCAACAAATGTCTTGCCTTGGCAGATGTGAACATTATTATCGTTGGTGTTGATATGAAATCCTATTGTGTTTACATCTGAGCCTGTGGTATTATATTGTTCAAACTTTAAACTATTACCTGAACCATCTAAGTCGCCGCCCCAACCTTGACCAGAACCCCAATATGAAACCCAACTGATTGTGTTGTTAGTTCCTGTTTGGTCAATATCAATCGTGTTGTTGTCGTGTGATACAGATAACTGCACTACATTATCATCACCGTCTTGAGTTATATCTAGTGTAAAGTTATTGCTTGTGCCGACTTGAGTAATGTATATCTCGTTATTAGCAAATGCAGACCCAGCCATAAAAAAGATTGGAATGTATAATAATATTATTAGTAATAAGCTACTGACTTTGTATAATAGTGATTTCACTTTCTATGCCTCCTAATTCAAAATCTATCAGTTCAAAATCGCCCATTTGTATATTCATTATGTAACTGTTTTCTTGTTCAAGTAATAATTCAACAACACTACCACTTGCAGCTTCTCTATGCCAGTACCATTGTGGTTCTTGGTCTAGTATTGTGATACCTGTGTCTTTATCTTTGCCCAATGTAAAATCATATGTGCCTTTCTTCTTATCAAATTCAGAACGCATCTGTAATGCCAACTGACGATTCAGTTGTTCAAGAATGTCAGCCAAAAAGTTCTGGTCTAAGAAATCTGTATCAAGCATAGATACATATTCATCTTCTTCTATTTCTAAGTAGTCTACTTCTAATTCTTCAAACTTTAGAAAGTCAATATCAAGTGCAGTAGCAACCTTATTTAATTCTGACTCTTGTATTGCCTCTACAATCTCTCTAGGTTTAGATATGATGAGTAGGTTGTTGATAAGCGATTCTTCTAGGTCTACAATGACTGGTTTTAGTGGTCTGCTTGAAATAGTGTCTACAACAGTCGCCTGAAACGCCTGATTCATTATTACCATGCCTGCATCAGACTCAACTGATATTTCACCCACGAAACAGTTGCCATTTGTATCACATGATGGCAATAGAATGATAGTAGAACTACCCACTTCGTCTATCGTCATTGAGAAATCTGTGCCACGAACACCGATTGTAGCAGTCGGTGTTTTTATCTGTACATTTGTTGGGCTTGTTTTTGCAATCTGGCCAGAAGCATATCGTACTGTGCCGAGAGCCGCTTTGAGTGATAGAGAACCTGTCTTTGTATTTGGGTCGTAGACAAACTCGTCAATGATAAGTTTAGAATGTTGAGTAACATCTACTCGTGTGTCATCAATAAAACCAATGGCAACTTTACCTTTACCTGTCTTAACAGTATCATACTGAAATATATCTAAATCTTTTTCGGCATCAACATCTTCACCATCCGTTCTTTCGATATTGGCATTACCTTCATGTAAGATAACATCGCCAATGATACTAGCGAATGATGAAAATGTTAAACACCATAATATAATAAAAAGTCGCACATTAATCTCGTTGAATAATATCTACATTTGCCGAAGCACCATTTACTGTTAGTGTTAGTATATCACCACTTCCGCCTGTCTGCAAGATAACATAGTCTGCACTTGCACCATCATGGTGTAGGTTAATCGTACTTGCATTGTCTTGGTCGATATCAGCCGTGAAACTTGCACCGTTTACATCCATGTTGACTGTACCTGTACTTGTTTGTTCTATACTGACATTCGCACTTGCACCATCTTGGTCTAAGTTAATTGTACCTGTGCTTGTTTGGTCAATATCAAATGTACCACCAGCACCATTTAAACCATTTGAAGTTTGTCCAAGAATAGTTCCGTCTGTGTTGAATACTGCATGACCTGTCTGATTAATATTAACTGTCTTAACAGCAGACGCTGTACTTCCAGTAGTCGTTAATGTTATTGTGCCACCAGCAGTTTGATTAATGTCAATGTTTTGTGAATCACCTGTTGTATCTACTGTCGCCGAGTTATCATAAGAGCCCGATTGTACAACATCAACATCTGCCGTGATACCAGTTTGGTCCATAATTAAAGTATGACCTGCAACATCACCATTGTCATCAATATTGATTAGATAGTTATTTGAATCGCCAGCAATGTCTAATCTTAATATTGCACTTGTGCCATCAATAGAAGCATTAACAACAGTACTATCGGTACCAGAGGCACCAGTAATATCAATATCAGCATTATCACCAGACTTTGAACTAGCAAGACCGACATCTATATCAATGTCTTGTGAGTTACCAGATGTAAAACTAATTACAGCATTCACATCATCACAACCTGAAGTAGCGCCAGCACTATCACAGTTGAAATCTATGTTGTTACTATTACCCGTTGTATAAAACACGCCCGTAAAATTATCGCCTTCAATATCAAAGGTGATTATATTACTATTACCGACTTGGTCTATATTAAAATTTGTTGCACTGCCAGACGCTGTAGAAGCTGTAGTCGAATTACCTATCATATTTCCATCGCCGTCTTGTAATACATCAAATACTAAAGAAGCACCTGCTTGTGTTACATATATTTTATTTGTTGCCATCGCTGACATACTCATCAGAAACATAATAAAGAAAGTTAATAATCTCAAAATTACTCTCCTTGTTTCTCCGAAATCGGATGTTTTGGTACCCAGTCGTCAAGTTTTATATCAGTCTGAGCTATATTTATATCTTTATCTTCTGCTATTACGGGTTCTGCCCATTCCCAAAGACCTATCTCTTTGCCTTCATATAACATTTGCAAGACCGCATATTCGATTGCAGTACGAATGGCATAATTCACCGGTTCGTTAGCTGCATTACCAGATTCAATCTCTAATGCTCGTGTTCCTAAATCTAAAAATCTAAACACATCTGCACCGTTACTGGTACTTGCAATTGTTTTCGTTGATGATACAGTCAGCAAAATCTCGCCTGTCTGTACTGCAACGAGTCTGAGTGAAACGGTTACTTGGTCTGTTCTATATTGGTCGTTTGCACCTAAACCAAGAAATCTCGCACCTGCCCCACCAGATGTTGTGTTCGTATCATAACCAACAATACCGCCCTCTAATATTAGACCGGCAAACAACATAGGTGATAAACTGTCTGTTGCCTGAGAACCATCATATAATTCTCTTGTACTTCTAATTAACTGTCGTTCTTTGACTAAGTTGTCTAAACTTGCTCTTTCAACAACTGAAAACCAATCGCCATTGCCAACTGCCATGAGTGATTGTATTACCCAAACATCAGCCCCTTGCGAAACTGCTGTTGATAGTCCGACTTGTTTTCTTTGTCCTGTTTCATCAGGGAAAGCGTAGACCGCAACTGTAATCTTTACTGGATTGCCTGAACCATCCGTTGGTTGGTTTATTAATGCAGGCATCTCATGTAATAATTCTTTTGTTGGTGTGCCTTGAACGAAAGGCATTTCTCCTTCTATCGCCTTCGTGTTCTGCACCGAGCAACTGCCCACCAAGCAAGATAATACTGCTATCGCCAAATATTCCATATTCATAATCCTAAAATTTAAAGTCACCAACCGGCACAACCAGTTGTGTTATACTACCACTTGCATCAGTAACAGTTAATGTGATTGTTTCTGCTGTTTCGTCTTTTGCCCAATAGACTGTTGAACCATCAGGTAAAGTTGCAGTACCGCTCAATGGGCACTCTACTGCGGTTGTGTCTGTATCTTCAGTACAATTAGTACCAAACATATTATCGACCATCTGCTTAGATAAGTTTGCGAATATACGACTTTCAACATTCGTTACAAACTTAGCGAGAGTTGTGTTCTTTGCATCTCTAGCCTCTTTAGCAGCGGCTGAAGTGATGTCGTCTTTTACTGATTCCCTTCTGTTGTATTGAAGTTGTTCTATCGATAGCACATGACTAGAATATCCTTCGCCACTAAAGGCAGGGTTACTAAAATCAAAGGTTAAACTACTTGATATAACCTGAGTACTATAAACAATCAATACACATAGAATTGTTTTGATTACTGTTTTCATGCTACTATTTATAAGGATTTTGACCATAAAAAAGGGCGACATAAAGCCGCCCTCTCATATTACTGTTTAGATTAGTCCTTCTTCCAAAGTGACCATAAGATTGCGATTGTAACTAATCCTACTAAACCTTCGTTACCTAGGCTTGCAACTATCGCTGAGATGTTATCGATAACACCTAAAGATAGAAATGGTACATTTGCACCGAATACTACTTCTAACGCTACTGACAAACCAATTAGTTGTACAGCGACTGTAGTAATATTACCTATTGTATCCGTTATATTTTTCCACATAAATTTTCTCCTTTTATGTTGTTGTTGTTTTGATATCTCAAACTTCATTCATAATCAGTAGTAATATTTAGACAAAAAAGGGGCCGAAAAACTAATTTTCGACCCCAAAGTAGTCAAAACAGATGGAGAGATTACTCGTCCTCTTCCGCTAACTTACTGAAATAACTCAAAGTTTCGTCTGAATCATCATCTTCAGTTATTGGAGCAGGTGTCGGGGAACTTACTGCTTCTGCTACTACTGGTTCTACTTTCGGTGTCGCAGGTGGGATGGCGACATCTTCGGCAGTACCAGTATTTCTAACGCCAGATAGAACTTTGTCAAGTTTTGCTTTAAGCTCATCATATGATTTAAAGTTCTCTGGTGCGAGAAATGGTTGTAATGGATATTGTTTATTCCATATTTCTTCGATTGCCTCGTCATTAGGTGCAATAGCAGTTTTACTATCGAACTCTGACTTGTCATAATTCCAATAGCCATCAACCTTTCTGATTTTTAGTTTAAAGTTTGCACCTTCCCAAAAGTCAAATGGATTGATTGGCGTTTCATCTTCAAATTCAGGTTTCATCGCCTCAGTAATCTTATCAAAGATTTTCTTACCGAACTTATATA